TGATTTTTCTTTTCCATTTGGTGTCCCTCACTTTCTGGAATTATTATAACAGATAGGGAAATAGAAGTCAAGTTAAGAAATCGTTAATAATTTCTTTTATTGTAACCTCTTTGGAATCGCATTCAGTGTAATCTATATATATTTCCTCGTTCTCATCGGAGGCACAAAAGGTCATATCATCGGTGTCAATAGTTACAGTAATAATCATTTAACTATTCCCCTTTCGTTTTCTGTATATAGTATATATCATCCACACGCAGAAGTCAAGTTAATTATTAGTTAAATAGACTGTACGTGCAATCTATTTAACATAGAATTAAAAAGAAGGGTGATTACTCACCCTCCGCAGGCTGGGATACAAGAGCCTTAAATCCCACGGTATTAAGGTCTTTTACGACCTTGCGCGCGGCGCGCTTGCGTTCCTTTTCCTTTTCGGCGCGCTCTGCCTTTTCCTTGCGCTTCGCCGCTTTATCTGCGCGGTCGGCAAGCGTCAACTTCCAATCTTCGGCGGCGGCGTAACCGTCAAAGGGGATGTAACCGCCTTCGCCGTTACGCTCGCCACGCGGAATGCTGACCTTGATAACAGCAAACTTTTCGTTGCCCTCGCTGTCCACAACAGGAAGGGCGAGTTCGCTTGCGCTAATCGGGAGAATGTCGCTGATGGGGTTCACGGCGTCAATGATGGTCTGAAGGACGCGGTTGCGGATTTCGGTTTCAAGAGATGCTTTACTCATGGGCGTTATTCCTTTCTGGTTTGTGGTGTTTTCCTTCACCTTCTGGAATTATTATAGCAGATGCGGCGGGAGAAGTCAAGTTAAGAAATCGTTAATTATTTCTTCTACTGATATTTCGGAAAGGTTACACGAGGAATAGTCAACAGAGATTTCTTGATCTTCATCAACCGCCCAAACAGAGTTATCATCAGTGTCAATCGTGATGTTAATAATCATTTGACTTTCTCCTTTCACTTTCTATAATTATTATAGCACAAATTCCATAAAAAGTCAAGTAAATTTTTTGTTAATTTGAATGAACGTGCAATCTAATTAACATTGAATTTAAGGAAAAGTCGGCTTTACGCCGACTTAACAAACTCTGCCAAAACCTCAAAAATCTGTTCGGGTTCATAGGCCGCGCCGCTTTCCCATGCTTCACGGTTCCGCGCTTCATCATCAAACAGGAAACCGCCGCCGCACGTTTCCCACTTGTTAGTGCCATAGGGGACGATTTTAATTTCATCCCATTTAACACTCGGCAAGTGGCGCCCAAGCCAAAACATTTTCGCGCCCGATACAAGCGCGTCATATTCCGGCGTGCTGGATTTTGAAAGCCACGAAATCACGCCGATTTCAAAACCCATTTTTTGCAGGCGATTCAGATAACGCGCAAGGCGGGAAAGATTTACAAGCGGGCGGGCGATTTCATAGGGGGTCGGGTCGCTGTCAATCAGCATCGGGAGCCAATTTTCCACGCCGTAAAGGTCTGCAATCGTGCCGTCCATGTCAAACCAAATCTTTTTCATTCTGTGTTTTCCCCTTTCGTTTTTCTATATATAGTATATACGAAAAGCAATCAGAAGTCAAGTTAAGTATTTGTTAACTACATTGTACGTGTATTGTAATTAACATGGAATTAAAGCGGACATTAAGTCCGCTCAACCACCATCAGAACCTCACCAGTTTCGGAATCGCACACGTCCGCAGTTGTAAAGTTATGCCGAATCAAAACCTCACAGACGTGTTCGGCAATATCATCCATATTATCACAGACGTATTCGCGAAGATTGAGAGTAGAGTTGTCATAGTAGAATACATCGGCGTGAGTGCTGTAAGTGTGATGAATGTTAATAGCCATAGTCGGTATCCCCTTTCTTTTTTCTATATATATTATACTCTATTGTTTGAAAGAAGTCAAGTTAATTATTTGTTAATTTGATAGCACGTTGATTATAAATAAAGCGGATTTTACATTCCGCTTTGTTCCTTCCATTCTTTATACTTGTTGTCATAAATAGTGAACCAATGCAGACTGGTTATTGTACGTTCCCATGGTTCAAAACTCTTAATACCTCCATCCCATAAGCAGTAGAAAAAAATGATTATATGGATAGGAATAAATAACAGAATATAAATTAGCCATTTGACTTTCGCAGTCAGAATGACATCGGCATCATGCTCTATGGTATAACAGTTACAGCAGTATTTTATAAAAGGATGACGCTGTTTATAATTCATCAGGTAGGCAAAATCTTTGTAGCTAATCTTCTTCATAATTAGTAGCCCCTTTCATTTTCTATATACATTATATCAGCTTTCCAGCTTTGTGTCAAGTTAAGTTTATGTTAACTAGAACAGCTCCCAGCTCCGTGTTAAATTTATGTTAATTAGAATGCTTCGTGTTAGGCGCTCTCTAATTAACACAACCTTAACAACCGGAACACATCCGGCGATTAACATGAATTTAACAGTAGCTTTACCCAAAGTCAACACTTCCTTAACTCAGACATAACATTCACCTCTTTCCCTATATTCCACCATAGACTATTATAGCACAAAACCAGACCGTTGGCAAGTTAAATGTTTGTAAATTAGATTGCACGTGTATTCTAATTAACATAATTTCAATATAAGAAAAGAGGCTGATTACATCAACCTCTTAAAATCTTTGGTAACATCAGTCATACTATGAGTAGACCATACTTCAATGTTGGTATAATGCTGCTTGTGGAGTTCCCAAACAATCTTATTCGCGGCGGCCGTAGTATGTGCGTAAACATGATTCAGATTGCCCTCAAAAGTGTCATACCAGATAGTGTAAAGCGGAAGATTCATGATGTCTGCCTCCTTCATTTGATGGTTTAATTATATACCCAAAGCACTTAAAAGTCAAGTTAATAGTTAGTAAATTAGAGTAGGCGTTGAATCTAATTAACATTAGTATAATAAAAGCCGCGCGGTTAGCTACTCCGCGCGGTGGGCGTAAACATCATTGACTTGCCCAAGATCAATGGGGAACGGTTTTCGATCGTAAAGTGGGGTCAGTTCTCCACCGCCAAGTGGTCTGTTGCCCCTTGCATCAGTAGGGCGGCATCCTATCAACGCTCCTTTCTCCCTTTCGACAAGTCTATTATAGCAAAAAATACGATAGAAGTCAAGTTAAAAGATAGTTAATTAGATTATACGTTGTGTCTAATTTACATATGCTTAATAAAAAGTGGAGGATTAATCCTCCACATAGAACCGTGGGTAACGTCCGGTTTCATTGTTGCAATTGTAGAAACAGAACTCATTGTAGAAGTTATCAAAGTTGCGCCACATCCAACCGGGTTTCATGTGGACTGCGAACTGTGAATCAGGCCGCATGTTTGCGGGAACGATGACAAAGGGCTTGCCTTCCTTGTACAGTTTGCGTGCGATAGTCTTATTAATCTGTTTCATTGAAACGTCCTCACTTTCAGGATATGTATTTCATTCCCCTTGGAACAATTATATTATAGCAAATAAAAATGAAATTGTCAATATGAAATTAGGAAACTTAATTTGAAATTAACATAAGTTTTAGGATAGTCATATTGAAATGAAATTGCGGAAAGTTAAAGGAAAGTAAAATAGAAATTACGTTGTATGTAATTAACATAGAATTAAAATGAAATTCGAGGATTAATAATCCTCGAAATTTTCCCAGTTAACGCCACAGTCAAGCGCATGAATCATCTGTGCAAGGATATCGGCATGATGCACGCTAATATCACCGTGGTCCCACGGGAAACCAATGGTCTCCCACCGTCCGCAATCATTCCAATCATTTTTTTCAACTTCGGGGTTGTAAAGGCCACTATAGCAAGGACTGCCATAACTTCCACTATGGCAAATAGCGTCGCTGTTAGGATAGTTTTTGAAGGTGACAACCCAACCATGCTGAAAATGGCTGACCTTATCAATATCAACACTATTCGCGCGACATGCGTTAATAAGGTCAACAAGGGAATTGATATAAGCGGCGTCGATCTGCTGATTGATGAAAGCAATTTCATTGTTAGTCATAGATGATAACCTCTCTTTCATTTGTTGTATATAGTATAACATAATTTTTCTAAGAGGTCAAGTTAAATGATTGTGAAATACAATAAACGTTGTGTGTAATTAACATTAAAATAAAAATAAAACGCGGTTTCCCGCGTTAATCATGCCGAATCAAAATTACATTACTATAATGGGTAAGATATGTGATACCATCAATAGTAACTTGGACGACATCTGACTCGTTAAAATCGCGCCATGAATCAATATCGCCGCTAACAACTTCATATGTTGGCGTAAAGACAACGGCTTCATCAAATCGTTGCTTTGTATCAAAGCCAATTTGACGATTACCGACTTGGCATCCAGTGAGGCACAGACAGGCGAGAACAAACAACATGATAGCAACAACAATCTTCTTCATTTTGGGATACCGTTCCTTTCTGTGTTTCTATAGATAGTATATCATAATCTTTATGAAATATCAAGTAAAAAATATGTAAAATACATAATACGTCTATTGTAATTAACAAACAATTAACTTGACGTTTTAGGATTTGTATGCTATAATATTCTTGAAAGTTAGGAAAGCGAGGTATTTTTGAAATGGAAGTTAAGTGCTATGTCGTTGAATTTAATTCTGCTCTTGATGGCCTGTTTGAGATTCTGGAAGATCATGGTTTTAATTCTTATAACTATCGACTTAGTAGTATATCTGGATATGTGGAAATTGGTGTTTGGTGTTATCCATACCAAATTCGGGAACTTGAAGAGATTTTCGCACCGTATGTCTAACATACGGTTTTATTTTGAAATTATGTTAATTACACTTTACGTGTGATGTAATTAATATTGCGATAACATAAGTTATGGGATTCACTCAAAAGTGAATCCCTGCATCATTTCATTAAAAGTCGGAAATGAAACCGGATCATCGGGATTGGCGAAATTATAATCCCACCACATGTAAACCTGTTCCTGATCGGTCAAATCCTCCCATGTGCGAACAGTGTTGTGTTTAGTCATTTTAGGACACTCCCCTTTCGTTTGTTTCTGTAATGATTATATCATATCAGAAATGAAATGTCAAGTTAAAGGATGGTTAATTACATTCAACGTTGTGTTTAATTAACATAAATTTAAAATGAAATTACGGGAGTATTAACTCCCGTACTTTCCATTCCATTCCTGTGCAATGTGTACGCCATTCGGCCGCGGCCTGTGCCTCGTCAAAACGGAAATAACGCGCGCTACCTTGAAAACCATTGCAATCAATAACGTAAATCTTCATTTTAGGAAATCCCCTTTCTTTTCTGTTCTGTATATATTATAGCAAAATGGAAATGAAATGTCAAGTTAAAGGATTGTAAAATAGGATTTACGTTTGATGTAATTAACATAAAATTAAAATGAAATTTGACTTTGAAATTAAATTCTGTCTAAATATTGTCATAACATAAATTTAATTTTGTACTTGCTATGGTTTCGGGATTGTGGTATAATATAATTACAAAGAAAAAAGGAGTGAATTTCAAAATGAAACGTACTCGTAATAGTTTGTCTTATAAGATTAAAATGTGGTATTATCGGTTGACTTTTAGGGATATTAAACGCGCCTTAAAAACTGGTTGTTCTTTTGCTTTTGAATTTATAATTGGACTTTTGGGATTTATTTTATTCTTTATTTTTCCTGCACTATTTCATTAAAATAAAATGAAATGGGTCTAAGTTTCGGGAATGTAAATAAAGGAATTATAGAAATGGGTTAAGTTTTAGAAAATTAAAATAAACGTATTTTGTAATTAACATAAGAATAAACTAGAAGGAAACGGGATTTAACCCCGTTTCCTATTCTTGTAAAAGCTGGCTTTGTTCTGATTGAAACGGTCGTATGCGCTTACTTGTCTATAACTGTTATATTCTGTTTCGGTGATTTCTTTACCATAGATTGCCATGCGTGTATGCTTTACGCTTGGCATCCTGCGCGCCTTGTCACATGCTTCAAGTAGATTGTTCGCCGCGATTGCGAACTTAATTTCAGTGCTATGACCTGTTCCGCAATGACCTCTGTGACACATCACCATAAAGTACCTCATTGTTAAGTCTCCTTTCGTTTCTTTCTAGGTATATTGTACCAAAAAGTTGAGAAGTTGTCAAGTTAAGTGTTTGTTAATTACACCTGACGTTGAGTTTAATTAACATAGCAGCTTCCAGCTGCAATGTTAAGTTTATGTTAAAAATCGCTTATCGGAAAAACTGCATGAGCAGCTACCACTATGCCGCCATATTTTTTAGCAGCTGTGATTGCGCTTTTGTAACTGTTGCAGCTGCGGAATAGCCACCAGCTCCCATCCAGCTCTGACCAATGTAGCACTTGCCACGGCTTTTCAAGGGCGTACTCATGGACATTGTACACCTTGAGCATACCTGCGGGCGCCTCAATGGAATTAACATAATCATAATTTGGACTTAACATGGATTTAACCTCCTCTTAACCTACTTTTAACTTACTTAACTTTTCTTTAACATACTTCCATTATCATAAGTATACCATACTTATATTAAGGTACAAGCCTAATTATATTATATTTATGTAAAGTCAAGTGTTAAATGTGTGTAAATTAGAAGTGCTGTCTACTCTAATTAACATTGCTTAACATTAAGTTAGGCTTGCCTAACTCGCGCGCCGGCCGAAGCCGAGGTTAACATAAACTTAACAAAAATTTAACAGCGCGCGAAGCCGAGGTTGGCCGTGACTAACTGGCGGTGAAAAAAAGAGGGCTCGCGCCCTCTTTATTAGCCCTGCCTGTAGGTGTAATAATCGCATCCACAGCTTGCGGCCTGCCACTCGGCAAGGTCTTCAGCGCTGACGTCGTAGCGGCCAATTTCGTCCCAATACGCGTCAGCCTTGACGTGAAATATAGCAACTTGCATTGCGTACTTCATGGTCATACCGTTTTCAGCTTCAATGACGCCGCCATGCTGGCCGTCAAGGTAGATAGTCGCGGAGGGCTTGCCGTTGTTGTAGTTGTAGACGATAGTCGCAATGTGGTTCCCGCTGATAACATAGGTGACGATGCCGCAGTTGATGATCTTCATGATTGTATCCTCCTTTTATTTGGTTGGTTGGGAGGGCTTGCGCCCTCCCGTGTTAATTACAGTCGCCCCGCACGTTCCTGCATGATGCGGCGGGTATTGCCCTCGGGGATGCAGTAGGTCCAGAAGCGGTTGTGGTTGCGGCGGATGCGGCGACGCTGGCGCATTTTGCGCTCAATGTTGCGCCAGGTGTAGCAGTAGTTAACAGGGTCGTTGGGGTTCAGACGGCAAGCCTTATTGATGCGGATGGACTTCATAGTATTTACCTCCTTTATTGTCGGTGGGAGGGCTTGCGCCCTCCCTTCGTTGGTCAGATGTTCGCGAAGTGATATTCAGCGTAGCAGTTGGTGAAGGTAGTGCCGCAGCGCAGGTAGGTCATTGCCGTGCGGTAATCCATGCGTTCCGGTACTTGGATAGCGATACCGAACAGCTTGAGTTCGCGCTCATTCCCGTAGGGATTGCCGAACCCGTCGGTCACCACGTACTGGTAACCGGAGCCAATGCGCTTGAATCCATAGAGGTTCCAGTTCCAGCGAAGCACGCGCTCAGCGCGCTTGAGAATCTGTTCAGCTTCCTGCGCGAACATGGTATAGATGATGATGGTATTGTACTTCATGATTATATCCCCTTTCAATATCGTTGGTTGATGTGGCAGGGGCTTGCGCCCCTGCCGTGGTCGGTTGTTAGTCGTCATTCGGGTTGACGATAACGTCAACCTGTACTCCGCGAAGTGCGCCAACCCAAACGCCGTCCAGCGCTTTGGCGACAATCTTTTCCCATGCTCTCGCATAGGGAGCGTTCGGGCAACCTGCATCCGGCTGGATATCGTCCCACTTGGTCAGGTCGGTCGGGTACAGCTGGTCAGGAGTGCCGAAGGTCTGCATGACCTTGCCAGCTTCGGTGCCCATGACTTTCAGCTGATTGCAAGTCACTTTCAGCACACCGAAGGTGTTGACCTGCGCAGCGTCCATGCGGTCAATGGCGTGCAGGATGCGCGCCTTGGTGTATAGCGCAACGAACACGGAGCCGTTGTGCATGTTCATGCGGCTATTGCCACGCTTGATGAACGCGATAGCCACGTAGTCAGCGCGACTGACTTCGTTCAAGTACCAGCGAGCAGCGTCGTAGACGTTCAGCCCCACGGGTACATCCTTGGCGAAGGGCACAAAGCGGCCACCCTTGCCCTTGACTTCAATGCGAGTGTTTTCCATGGTTCAAGCTCCTTTCAATTTAGGCATACTAATGCCCGGTAGGTCGTTTCAGCTTGTGTGCCCGAACGCAGGAAGCGCCACAAGGCACACGTCGAGAATGTTAACAGGGGCCTAGTACAGTTCCAGCGCTTGCGTATAGGTGGGGGGAAATCCGTTGCCTGTACTTTACACGATTTGCCTACTATGGGCACACGGGTAGTGTGGTAGCAAACTCCTCGTCTCAACAGGTTTCGCGCCTGCGGGCTTGTACTAGGTTCAATTTTCAAGGTTCGGTGTCGGTATTTCCCTTACCGGCAAAGCCATTATAACACCGTATGGCCGGAAATACATAATCCGGGGGAATATTGCGGGATTCCAGCATTTTTTCGGGCTGAACGGGCCGGTACCTGCCCAAATTCCACCAACCGCCGAAAATCCTAACCCAAATACTTGACAAATCCCCTAAAATATGGTAAACTTTAAAATGAAGGAAGTTGTATCTCCCAAATGGAGATGTAAGCACATGAAAAAGAAATACTCACTCGACTACTCTATCGAACGTGACATAGACCGTCTTCACGCAGTAGAAGAAATCCTTGACACGCTTGAAACCAACCCTACCAATTCTGAACTAGAACAAATGGCCTCCTACATCCTCTACGGTAAAGATGAAGAAGGCAAAAACGCGGTCCAGCGCGGCGAAACCACCGACTCTGATAAACGCTACAAATCGTTTCAACGCGCCGCAGACAAAGTTCACTCCCTTGACGAAATTCTAGACAATCCACTAGGCGACCAACAATCTCTCCAAACTCTAGAATCTCGCTACATTTATACAAAGAAAAAACCAACCATTCGCCGCCCCAAATATGACAAAACCACCGGCAAACTAATTGACCCCGGCGACAGCGATGTCCCAGGCATGACTCAACTCTGGGAAACTATCGACCGCCTAGACCACATCAAAGCCGTAAACGAGGGCACAATCCCACCAGACGAAGATACTCAAATCTTCACCGACTCCTATCGTTTCTATCAATTTAAACACGCCCTCATAGACATCAAGCGTCACCAATACTATCTTAAAGATAGCTACAAACCCACGCTCCACTTCCTTGCTATCACGCCACCCAAAGCTCAAACCTACGACTGGGATACCGACTCCGCTTATTGGATGCCATTATCCCAATGGCAAGACCGCGTAGACAACGCTCTCCTCCACACTATCTCCCACAACCTAGAAGATTACGAAACTCGCCTGAACCCCACAACCGGAGAAAAAGAAGTGAAATGGGTGGTACGCCGCCACACTTTTGATTGGGAAAATCCTGCCCATATCAGGGCCCTCATCAATCATTACAGTGCCATTTACATGGAATTGGGCGAGAAACTTGATAGCTGGGGCCGCACCCTAATTTATGATTTTGACCGCTATTTTGATATGGTAGGATTTTCACCTGTGCGCGAATACATTCTTACACGCAAGATAGATAAAGCTCCATATCCCACTATTGTGGCCGAATTACAAGAAAAATTTGGTCTAAAATACAACGAAAACCATCTCTGCACAATCCTCTCCAAGGAAATCCCCGAGAAGATGGCAGCCGCCGCAACCAAACACCGTATGCTTCTCACCACACCACAATCTGAACGCAAACAATGCTTTACTTGTAAACAATGGTTGCCGCGCAATAACTATTTTTTCGCTACCAACAACAGCCGAAAAGACAAATTCGCCTCCAACTGTAAAGAATGTGAACGCAAAAAACGCATAGCAAAAGGAGGTCAATCACAATATGACAGACGCAATAAAGACTCGGCGTTGCCTAAAATGTAAGCAAGAAAAACCATCATATGAATTTGCCCACACAGAATCGCCTTTCTTCCCGGGGCATCATTCCATGATTTGTACTTCTTGCCTTGAAAAAATGGTGCGGCAAGACAACTTTAATGAAGTTGATAAACTTTGTCAGTACCTAGACTTACCATTTGATATGGACAAATGGGCATCGCTTTATAAGATACATGGTGACCGCACGCTTTCTGCCTACTTTAACACTCTTCTTGACGAAAGATACAACTCCGTATCCTGGTCTGATGAAAACGAAAGATGGCGTATTGCGCGCGAAGAACAAACAATAGACGAAGAAATCAAAGAATTAAGCGAAGCCAAAATGCGCAAACTCAAAAAAACTTGGTCTCCCGCCTATACATCCGATGAATTACTTTTTCTTGAAGAATACTACAACCAGATAATCGCTACGCAGAACGTTTCAACTCCTATCCTAGAACACTATGCTCGTGACCTTTGCGAAATTGAATTGCGCATTAAGAAAGGACTCCGCAAAGGTGATGATGTAAAAAAGGATATGGACGCCCGCGACAACATAATTAAAATAGCAAAATTTGAAGCTTCTAATGCTAAGAATGCCGCAGACTTTGAATCGGTAGGTGAACTCATGGTGTACTACGGCAAAAAGGGATGGCACCCCAAATGGCACACAGAACCAAAAGATGACGTTGATTTCTGTATGCAAAATATTCAAAACTATTTGCGTCGCCTAGTAGTGAATGAAGGCAATTTCGCAGAACAAGTAGAAGATAAACGCGAACGTTTCAACCTTACAGAACGATTAGAGAATATTGAAAATGAAGAAGTAGAATTTGATGAAACCGCAAATATTCAATATGAAGATGAAGATGCTCTTCTTGGTGATTTAAATGGCGGAAACGTTTATCCGTGATGGCATCGCATTAGAAAAAGGCGTAGTTCTCACGAAACAATTTCTTGACGATAATCAAGCACTTTTTACTTCTTATTTGAATTATTGGTTGTTATATCCTGATTTATTTTTGGACGCAATACAGCCAGAAAATGACAAAAAACATTTTCATTTATTCTTCTATCAACGTATTGCTCTTCGCGCTTCCATGCGATACCGCTATCACTATTGGACTGCTACTCGCGCTACTTCCAAATCTTTTACGGCTTATTTAAGTTCTGTTGTGCGCGCGGTCCTACTACCAGGTTCCAATATCTTCATTTCTTCTGATGTAAAAGGCACGGTCATTAAAATTGCCGAAGCTAAATTCAATGAAATTTGGCGCCATTGGCCTATGCTTCAAAAGGAACTACAAACACGCGAAAGCGGCGGTCAACAAGGTGAAAAGAAGAGCGGTAACTATTATGAACTACGTTTCCGCAATGGCAGTATGATTACTGTCGTCTCAAAAGACACCAGCCGTGGTTTGCGCGCGACCGCCGGTATATTAGAGGAATGCGCAACCATTGAAGAAGAAGATTACAATGAAGTATTACTTCCTCAAATGAACGTAGCACGTCGCGAAGTAGATGGTTCCCTAAATCCAGAAGAACCAACTGCCGCGCAAATTTTCATTACTACTGCACGCGAAAAAACTGTATTTATGTACAGTAAACTTATTGAGTGCGCAGTAAATGCTGTTTTGCGGCCAAACGAATATTTTGTTTGGGGTCTTTCATATGAAGTGCCTTTACATTATGGCTTAATTGATAAGGCAACATTAATGGATCAACGCTACTCAAATACTATGAATGAAGATTCATTTGCGCGTGAATCTTTATCAATCTGGACTGGTAATAGTAAAGATGCGTGGCTTGATTCTAAACGATTAAGTAAACGCAGAACTTTATTAAAATGCGAGCGTAAAGCACAAGAAAATCCTACAAATCCAAACACATTTTATATGATTGGGGTAGACGTAGCCAGATATTCTGCTAATACTGCGATTATGGTAGCAAAAGTATTACCAAATTCGCATGGTTTTAAAAAGAATATTGTCTATACAGAAGTTATTCATGGCGCCAATTACATTACCGAACAGGCGCCACGTTTGAAGAAACTAATACAATTATATAATCCACGAGAGATAGTTATTGACGGTAATGGCCCAGGCATTGGATTACTTGATGCCATGGTTCTCCCATCATTTGATAAAAATACTGGAGAGAAATTTCCAGCATACTTTACTTTTAATGATGAAAACCATTTACCGCCAGATAAGAAAAAAGAAATGGACGAACCGATGCCAGAGTTAAACGCTATTATATACGACATTAAAGCTGGTTCATCAAATGATGACCTTATCCATTCTAACTTCTTCGCGCAAATAAATAATGGTTCTGTATCCTTTCTTGCTAGTGAAAGAATTGTAAAGGATAAATTATTAAAAACAATTCGCGGCAAAAGGATGTCACTGTATGACCGCAGAGTTTATTTGCTACCTTATGAAATGACTTCTCGTCTTATGGATGAATTAAATAATTTGAAGTTAAAACCTACTGGCGTTCAAAACCAATTTAAGGTAGAACGCATTTCAGCTTCCACCCCAAAAGACCGTTTTTCTGCTCTTGAATATTGTCTTTATAGGATTAAATATTATGAAGATAAAGAGGCACGAAAAGCAAAGAAAAGAAATTTTGGGCAATATGCCTTTTTCAGTCCTGGACGTAGGGGGTGAATAGTGTGAGTGCAAAAGATAGACAAAGATATGATTTTACTAATTTTAAAGTGGCAATAAAAAATCGTGGCCCTAGACTCCCAATCGGTGAAAGAGCATATTCACGCTGGGGCTATCGTACAAGTGACCCGGTTCGCTATGAGGATTTTACACTTGAAGAAATTGAACGCATAATTTGTGAGGGCGATTTAGAATCGTTAAGAGAACTTTCCCGTTATTATTATCGCACTAATGGCGAGTATCGTAATAATATTGATTTTCTCGCGCGTTTATTTCTTTATGATACAATGGTAATACCAGTATTTGAAGAAGGTAAAGGCTCAAAAGCTCAAATTTTAAAAGCATTTTATAGTGCTTGCAGATTTGTAGATAATTTAGATTTACCGAATGCTTTGATGCGTATTACCACTGAATGGTTAAAAACTGGTGTCTATAATGGTATTTTGCGGCAACAAGGAGAAAAGGCCGTAATACATGAACTACCATTAGAATATTGCCGCACCAGATTTAAGGATATGAATAATTTAAATATCCTTGAATTTAATTTACATTACTTTGATAAATTCCTAAGTGCCGAATTAAAAGCTGAAATGGTAGAAACTTTTCCAGAAGAAGTCCAAACTGCATTTTGGCAATGGGAAGGCAGCAATAGAAAGCTGGATCCTTGGGTAGAAATACCGGCCGGTGCTGGCGGAGTATGTTTTTGTTTTTCTGGTGACTGTACGCCGCCTTTAATTGCTAGTATTCCAGATTTAAAACAATTAAAGGATGCTGTAAAACGAGAAGAAAAACGTGATGAAAATGAACTTTATAAACTACTTATTGAAAGGATGCCAATAACATCTGATGGTGAACTAGTTTTCCAATTGGATGAAGTGGCAGACATTCACTCATCTGTGGCCGCAATGTTAAGTGATATAGACACAGTTGATGTACTTACCACATTTGGTGAAACCGATTTAGAAAGTTTACAAGAAACTTCCGCCGCAACACAGTCTGCTGACCGCATAGAGAAATATAAGAAAAACGCCTACGACGCATTAGGACGTAGTTCTATAATTTTCAATGCCGATGGCAGTTCTACACTAGCTTATGCTATTAAGAAAGACGAAGCACTAATGCAGAGTTTTCTTAATATGTATGAAACTTGGATTCGTTTTCATATTAATGAAAAATTCGCGCGAACTGGTTTAACATTTGATTTTGAGATACTTCCTACAACTGTATTTAACCGTAAAGATTTACAGAGTACATATTTCAGCGGAGCCCAGTATGGTTACTCTAAAATGCTTGCGGGCGTATCTATGGGAATTAAACAAATGGATCAGCTTGCAATTATGAATTTTGAAAACGACTTCTTGAAAATGTCAGAAAAGATGATACCATTACAATCATCATTTACTACTTCTGGCACCGAAGTTGCTGCCGAAGGAAAAAATGAAAATTCGTCACAAAATAGTTCAAGTTCTTCGCAGAACAAAGACATAAATAATAAGGGAGGTCGTCCCGAACTTCCCGACGAAGAAAAATCCGAAAAAACTCAGGCCAACATTGCGGCCGCAGGATAAGGAGAATGACTATGGATAGACAGATACCTATTTATTTTGATAGCGTTGTAGTCTCTTCTCCCATCGAAAGAATTTCAGAGTCAAATCCTAATTTGGGCCGCCTCAAAGTGCGTGTTTTCACCAAGTATGGAAATCGCAATGGCTCATACATTACTGATAAAGTAGCAGAGCAACTTATTAATTCCGCTACACAGGGAACCACTCCAGTAGTTGGTTTTTTTGACCCTGAAACACAAAGTTGGGCCTCTCACAGCGGCCCCACTCTCGCTAACGCTTATGGTTATGTGGAAAGTTTTTTAGGATGGGAACCATTTGAAGACACAGATGGCGTTATTAGAGAATATGCTGTATTCTCAATTATTTTGTTCACTAATTATTTTGAAGAAGCAAATAAAGTATTTGGACAGAATCAAAGCATGGAACTAGACCCAGATTCTATTGATGGCGCTTGGACGCGCATTGATAATGTAGAATATTTTGTCTACACAAAAGCAAGTATGCTTGGTTTTTGTATTATTGGTGAACATGAACCTTGTTTTTCTGTATCCTCATTCTTTTCTAAGAATGATGACGCATATACATCTCAACAAGAGAAGTTCTCTTCACTTCTGTTTGACCTCAAAGCACAAGTTGAAGAGGCTGAAAAAAATAATGAAGGAGGAGAACAACCAATGAATGAGTTTGAAAACCAGGAAGTTGTAGAACAGGTTGAAGAGACTCAAGTTGAGAATCCTCAAGTGGAAGAAACACCCGATTCATTTCAGGCTGAAGAAACTGTTGAAACAGAAGAGACTACTGTCACTGAAGAACAAACAGAATTTGCTGAAAATGAGGATGAAGCTGTTGAAGAACCCGCAAATGACGAGCCTTCTGAATTTGAAGCCCTCCAACAGCAGTTCAACGACCTACAAAATTCCTACAATGAATTACAATCAAATTATGAGAACGCCCAATCTCGTATCACCGAGCTTGAACAGTTCCAGACAAACGCAAATACAGAAATTGAAAATTTACGCGCTCAAAACGAGCAATTACAAACTTCTCTACAATCTTACCAAGCTCAGGCAGTAGAAGCCGAGAACAATCGTAAGAATGAATTAGTAGAAAAATATGAAAAAGTAATGAGTGAGGAAGAAATTAGTCCAATTAAAGAAGTGGCTAAGGACTTTTCTTATGATGAATTGGAATCTAAGTTAGCAATTACTTTTGCTAATTCAAAGATCGCTGGCAGTGAAGATAAAGAAATGAAAGTGCCACTACCAGATCCTGAAGAATCACAATTCGCTCTACTTATGAAAAAGTATCGTAAAAATTAAGGAGGGAAATTATTATGGCTATGAAGAGATTTCCACTAACAAGTGCCAATAGCTATTCTAGCAAGTATCGCCCAGGCGAGAAGCTATATGCTACTCTAGAGCTAAACCAGGTAGCTTTCCCAAAGACTGGTATGGTAGTTTCACAGACCCCACTAGGTGACGAGTTCACCCTAGCTGCTCCTTGTGAGAATGGTATGTGGGTTGTAGCTGACAAGGCTGCTGGGGCCATTAAGTCTCCTGCTGCTGCTACTGATAAGCCTATTGGTATTGTTTATACTACTGAAAAGGAATATGATATTTTCCATTATGGTCTACAGACTTTTGGTCGCAAGATTGCTGGCGACTACCCTCGTGTAGGTCTACTAGGTATTGGTGATACTGTAACTACTAATTGCCTACAGTATGATGACACTGAATTTAAAGCTGTTACTTCTGGTGATAATCAGAAGACTGCCGAAGAAGCTCTATTTGATGCTCTAAAGGCAATTGAAACTACTCCTCTATATGTAGTTCCTGTGGCTGGTTCTGCTGTTCCCAAGATTACTGCTACCAAGCCAAATTCTGGCATTTATGCTAAGGTTGTTAAGTTCTATACTGTACCTAACGGCGAGCCCGGCGTTAAGTATCAGATTATTAGTCTATAATAGGAGGTGCGAACTATGAATAATCTACAGATTTTAATGAATGGTGTTTTCGGCCGCAAGGTTCCAGCCGAGTTCGCTGCCGAGAATTATGACTATGAAGCTGCTCTACATGATGAGCTAGTTAAATTACTATGTGATGACAAGGGTCGTTTTAGTCGTTCCAAGTATCGTCGCAATAAGATTGAGCTATTTGAGCTACTTGAACAGAACCTAGAAGAGGTTCTACCACAGAATATCCAGAACGCCCTAGATATGTTCTGCGAAGTTATTCGCGTTCCACAGGGTTCTCGCCTAGAGTTCCGTGTAACTCGCGGCAAGCAGCGTGGCCGTCAGTTTGTTACTCGTGCCACCGAGTCTGGTAACTATGAAACCTTCCGTCTAGACCGTGATCGTTTTGATGTATATCCACAGGCTATCGGCGGAGCCGGCTATGTTGATTTCGAGCGTTATCTTGATGGCGTTGAGAACATGACCGATATTTATGATATTATTCAGCAGGGTATTGTTGACCGCATTTTTGAAATGGTTCAGGAGACTCTACTAAGCTCTTGGAATCTAGCTGGTCGTCCAGCCAAGAATAAGGTTATTGCTTCTAGCTTTGACCCAGCCGCTATGGTTAAGCTTTGCAACGTAGTTGCTGCTTATGGCTCTCCAGTGATTTACTGCACTCCAGAGTTCGCTGCTGAAATGGTAAATGCTATTGTTTATAACAATACTACAAAGATTTCTGATCAGGATATGATTGAAGTACGTGAGCGTGGCTATATTGGCCGCTTCCGTGGTTTCCCAGTTGTTGTAATGCCACAGTCTTACACTGACGAGAAGAATGAGAAGCTAGTTATGAATCCTTCTTTTGCTTATGTAATTCCTGCCGGTAAGGAAAAGCTAATCAAGCTAGGCTTTGAAGGCTCTCCTTATTTCCGTGAGTGGGATGACCATGAGGGCGACAATTCTATCGTTCTACAGGGCTATCTAAAGGTTGGTATCGGTATGGTCGGTACTCCTAATTATTGGGGCATTTATTATAATGCTGGTATTGAAGCAGATGGCTGGAAGGATTATAATGATAATCTAGATTCTGCGATTGCTACTGAGTATCAGAAGGCACATCCAAACGGCTAATTATTATAAATAAATCACTTCAATGGGGTGGGTGAGAGTCTCGCCCATCCCATTTTTCTTTTAGAGTTAAAGGAGGAAATTATTATGGCAAAAATTACTTTAAAGAATATTAGTTCTGCTACTGTTGTTATTGGTTCTACAAATGGTACTATGCGTTCTCGCAGTCTAGCACCCGGTCGTATTATTACTCTAACTCCAAGTGAGTATGAAGATTTGATGTATGAGCCTGGCGTCCAGAATATGATTCGCGGCGGCTACATTAAGATTGATGGTGTACAGGAAGATCGCGCTGTTATTGAAACTCCTACCCATGTAATGGA